CTTTTACAAGTGGGTCTTTGAGGCCACGGAGGGAGTGGTTCTGGAGTTGTCTCGACAATCTGACGCTATGTCTGACGAACGTTTTAAGAAATGGACGAAAGACGCGTCATCTTGTTTCGCTGAAGTTCGTGAGGCGATTTATCGCTGCACGAATGGTGAGATGTTGAAATCCATCTATGAGGGCATTATGAAGTCCGGATGGTTTCTCACCATTGCTGGTAATTCGATTGCGCAAGTACTCTTGCACGTCATAGTCATGCGGCGTATGGGCATGACTCAGGAGCAAATCCTGTCCAACGATTTCGCCATTTTAGCTGGCGGAGACGACATGCTACAGACGTTCCCCGATGGGTTCGATGTAGAAACCTACAGAGGACATTTTGTCAATCTGGGTTATGACGTCAGTGATTTCGAGAAACACGACTCCCTCGATGGGGCTGAATACTTCTCGAACACGTTCCATTTCGTGGATGGGGTTTGGACCTACCAACCGACCCGCTTCACAAAACACGTAGTGCAATTAACCCGCACTAAATACGAATCACTAGCCGGAGCTCTGGCAAATCACATGCAGAACCACTTGTGGAACACGAAACAGTTCCACTTCTTTGAAAGCATGTTCAAGAGCTTCCGAGCGAAAGACCCAGACAATTTTGATCTGGTGTACCTCAAGACGCGCAACGCCTTGAAGTACAAAGTGCTTGGTTTGGAGTAAGTGCTCCAAGTCCTGAGTAGGACTCTAAAAGACTCAGCCCATATATGTTGTACATAGATTAGTTGCGTAATTTACATTCTTTATGTTTAGAATAGAGAGGAGGAGGTTGGGAAAATGAAATATGACGATCTGCCTGAATACTATCTTCCATACTTTGATAACTTCACTGGTCCGGGTTGGTCGGACGGTAAGTGGCAAGGCTCAACGAGTAGAGCAGAAAAGCAAGCACTCACTAAGCTTGACACGCATTCAAAGAGACATGATAGCGATTATGCTCTCTGCGACTCTTTGTCTTGTCTTGATGATGCTGATGAATTGTATAGTAGAAGTACATCTAA